GTGCCCGGATGGATCAGCGGATCGAGATCACGGTATTTCGGATCGGTATCGGGACGATACAGACGCGTGGGCGGGATGAAGGCCAGCACGCCGGTCGCCTGGAGCAACGAGCCGAACAGGATCGCGGCGTAGCCGCCCGAGGACACGCCGATGCAGTACACCGACCGGTACCCCCGGATCAACCGCCGGAGGTACTCGACCGTCTCGTCGACGCTCGCCGAATGCCCGTCGATCCCCTTGTGGTAGCACGACGAAAAACTGTCCAGATGGAAATGACGGTGGAGATGGGGGAAATGATGCGATAAGAACCGGAGGAACTCGAACCGCCGGATCTGGCCCCACCGCTGGTCCTGCCCCCCGAACGAGATGATGAGACACCCCCTGTCCCTTGTGGGCTCAATCACAAGACTCATGATGTATGTATGTCTGTCTCTATCAATCAAAACACAAAAAAAAAAGAAATGTTGGATATTTTCTTTTTTTGTAAAACTGAATTTGTCAGTCGATATCTATATCGATAGAATCATCCCTGATCATCATCGTTTTTCATTATCCAGATCATCATGGAGCATTGTTCCTCGTGCCCGTCCGAGGTCGTATGGGAGGCCGTCGATTCGGATCGTCTTTTCCGGCATCCCAAGATCTTGTCGGTCCATTTCCAAGAGGGTACGAAGGTTCGTCTACCGGCGCACCTGCAATCCGAACAGGAGACGATCCGAGCATTTTCGATACGGATCGAGTTCGTCTCGGATTCCACTCTAGAGGATGTGGACGCGTACATCCGCCGTGCCGGAGAATCCATCTTTGATAGCAACACCGCGCACACCTGCTGGGGCACGCTGTACAGACGATCATCGCAGAAAGGCTATTGGACCCTCCGCGCGCCCTGCCTCTCCTGTTATCTTCGCCTCTTGGAGACCGCCACGTCCGATGAGGCACTAAAATTGGTCATTCTCAGTTCCTTATGATGTCGATCTAAAGAAACAATAAAAAATCAATCGTACCAAAATCAAAGACAAGACGAAACAAATGGGTGCTGAAAAGAATAATATCTGTATCAGTTATTCTCAATGATGAAAAAGATGATTACATCCATGCATCTATAGATGTGTCAATGGATCGATATATTCAATCCATGTTGATATTTTACGTCATATCGGCGATACATCCAATTTGTGTGAAAAATTGGATGCAGGCGAGCACCATAATGATCTGAATTATTTGTCGTACTCGATGTACACGACGTCGCGCGATCCGTCCATCACGTACCCTCCGGAATGGAGGAGCGATCCCTCCAGGAAAAGGATGGTCCCCACACCGCCGTGGAGACTGCCGGCGCGCGCCGGAGGATCTCGTGTTCGGTCGTCCGCGGGCATTGGATCTCTCTCTCCAGATACCATGTGAGGCTGGTGAGATCCCGGTCGGTGCGGACGATCCTGACCGGACCGCGCGTCTCATCGACCTCGGACACATAAAGAATCACCTTGAGACACGGCTGTCGTTGCAGATCGCGATGGAACAGTCCCGTTTTCTGAGGACAAAGATTGGAGGTCGGGCAGGAGGTCTTGACGTACGCGCGAGACAATGACGACTGTCCATTCATGTACGAATCGACAATGGACGATAACCAGGGATGACTCACGAGTTGTCGCACCGTGTCGTCGAGCCACGGATCGTTGTAGGTCTTTTCGTACGGCCGATTGTGCATGTTGTTCTGCGGAAGTGTTGGGTGTGCATCCAGGTACTCGCGGATCTCTTTCGCGGATGCGGACAATGGATGATCCGCACCGCCCGTGCTGTAAAATCCGTGCTCGAAAAGATGATGGACGATCGGAGGTGCGTCGGCGGGGATGGGCGACCATCGTCTCGCGGGCAGCGGACGGCAATGACGACCGATCGATTCGGGATGATTCGGTTTGACATAGATCCGGCGGTTCTGATCCATCGAGGTGATGCGATCCATCTCGTCGGCGGTCAGTCGGACCCCCGGATCGCGGTTCGAACGGAGATGGTGTTCTTTCGTGGAGGATGGGATGGGGATGACTCCCCGCTGGACATGCCATTGCAGGATGATCTGCGCCACCGTCCGTTGGTATCGCTGGGCGATCGAGACGAGCCGAGGATCCACCGACAGGTCGTGCCACGCGGTCGATCCGAGCGGCGAGTGCGCGACGACGCGGATGTCATGCGCGCGACAGTACTCCACCAACCGACATTCGGTCAGGTACGGATGAATCTCGACCTGGACGTAATCGGGTTTGGGCGCACGGAGCGACAGGCATCGCAACTGATCCAGGGTAATATTGCTGACGCCGATCTGTCGTGTCAATCCTCGTTCTTTCAGGGCCAGGAGTCCGCGATAGGTGTCCAGGATCGGGACATTCCCGAACGAGTGCATCGTGTGGATGTAATAGATGTCCCAGTACTCCAGCCCGGCCGTACGGAGAGCACGGCGGCATGCCGCCTCGATGTGGAGAGGATGATGATTCCTCGTCGTAGGATGAGTCTCGCCCATGAGTTTCGAACAGATCCTAACGCTCTCCCGCCGAAAACGGATCTGTTTCCATGCGGCGAGACTGGCGTTCGTGTCCTTGGAATCAAACAGATCGTACCCGGCATCCAGCGCCGACTGGATCGTGGCGATGGTCGTATGATCTTTTATCCCGCAACCAATCATTGTCTGTAGATCCCAAAGAAAATAATATCGTCCATCGATCAATTGACATGTTCCTCAACGGAGCGGATGAGTTGTCCGTATTTCACATAGTCTTCCGGATAGTAGACCGCACCCAGAATGAGGTTCGCCAATAAAAATGCCGTGTACACAAACAATATGGGCTCATGGTCAGCATATTTCAGGGAGTGTCCTACGATCCAAAAACTCACGGGCGGCGAGACGAGCATGAGGATGTCTCTTATCCGGCGATGTGTCCATTTCGTGTAGTGAAAAAGATAGACGAACCACGACATGTACCGCATCGTATTCAGGAGCATGTCGTGCCGGTAGGCATCGTACGACCGTCCGTCCGGATCCTCGTAGAACAGTGCCATACCCAGCGCCAGATGATAGGCGTTGCACAAGATCGATCCGTACCGCGGTCGTCTCTCCCACATCCGAGAGGACAATAGGTAGCACGATCCGCTGACAAACGATGCGAGCGCGTACTGGCATACATGCATCCATCCGAATGAACGGTACAGATTGTACGCGATGATGGAGGACAATCCGACAATCTTGGGAATGAGGTACCGCTGGTTGTCGTAGACGAGGGTCGGTGCTACAATCTGGCCGAGCATGCTCAATCCGTATACCGCGCAGCCGATCGCGCTGGATCGATAATAGTACACGAACCGTTCATTCACCATGATGTCAATCATCATCAGATCCAGACGGTACATCGTCCGCAATCGAGTCGTGTGGAACGCGAACGACGCCATCCAGTGGCACAGGAGGACCAGGTAGACCAACGTGTAATGAGGACGATCTCGCAGGAACGCGGCCAGGAACATCGCCCCCGTGCTCAATCCCTCTACGATCCGGTAGGCGAACGGTATCGATTTCATCGACACGAGAATTTTTTAATGTCTATTCCTGAATCTTTAGATGATTTTTTTTTCTTTCTGAAACAGAAAGGAAACAATATGACATGCAAGACATGGTTCTCAGAGACAATCGGTCGCAATATGAAGGCCATGGGCAAGGAAAAATCGCGCGCGGCCGTCATCGCCATCAGCGCCCGGGATGTCGTCAAGGATCATCCGGAATGCGCCTCGGAACTGAGCCGCCCGAAAGAACGGATCGCCCTGACTCCGCGGTACTACATCGTCCTCTCCTCTGCGAGTTTCCGGCTGTACCGCCACCGACCGAGCGTCGTGCGGGTGTTTTTCCTCAAGAAACAACCCGAGGACAGACAATGGAAATCCAAACTGCGCGCCGTCCTGAAAGAAAAAGTGGGCATCGCGCCCACGATAGGACCTCTTTCCGCGACCGGCGACAACTACCTCGAATTCAGGATCGAATCTCCCGCCTTCTGGTACCACGTCCTCCACCACCGCTACGCGACCTTCCTCGATTAGGTATAGATGGACATCTCAGACGACGTATGATTGGATTGGGGGATCGGAACGACAATGAATGCATCTTTTACCAAGAGAAAAGTATTGTTTCACGTTTTTTACAAACACGAGGATTTGAATCGGATCTATTATGAACAGCCAGAACATGCATGAACATCTAGTGCTTCCGGACCTAATGTTCAAATATCTGCACAACCCACGTCTTTGATCCAGAACATTCAAAGAACATCAATCTGTCCCAGTGGAGTGGCTTACTGGTAATCATTTCTTTACCCCATGCCTCGCCACAAGTATCCCAGGTAGATTCGTGGAAGCAATTCTTGGTACCGATATGAATGTCGACATTCGTGCCGATGAACTGCCACAGATCCAGGCCACCCCCAGCGCATTATGCGAAAATCATCTTGGTACCCAAGCCTTGTCACGATCCAGGAACAAAAATCTTCTTTGTCGACGGGGTTATGCAAATCCACATGGTAGGTCGGGTCGAGTTGGTAGATGTGGTCCAAGAGTTCTGTCGGTAGACAGTCCATCATCAGATATGATTGTAAAACGATTCGATTCAAAAAATCAATTTTGAAAAAGAATCGGATCGATTCTTCTCATTTTTTGTAAGGTCAGTACCTGACAAAACATGGAATCCATCACAATAACTAACAGGTGCATGAACAATATCAGAGACCCAGGATCTGTTTGATCTCGCCGGGCTCCTTGCCACGGATCAGGTTCGCGATCCGCGCGCACCCCAATTCCTGGAGGGGGGCGATATCCATGTAGTGCGCGGCCTGGATCAGCTCGTACAGCGATTCCATCGTCGCAAACGATTCGATGAAATCCACATACCACGTCTGGATCACTCCCGATAATTTCCCGTCCGGCGGCAACGGGCGCGGGATCGTTTTCATTGGTTCTACATAATGATACTTACAATATTCAATGATGCGATCGAGCACATGCCCGTCCACATTCGGCAACGGGATCTCCGTCTCCACCATATCATCCTCTTCGAATGACTCGGCAACCGTCCGCAGCAGATTCGAAATCATCATGGTATTTTTATCGGCGGTCGCCCGCACACCGTCTCTTGTCTCTAGAATCATGATTTTATATTACTCCTCATCTATTCACAATCAGATTCATTTTTTTCAAGACGCAACCACCACCTCGACATCCTCGATCCGGCTCACATGAGGCTGGATCTTCTTCTGGATGTTGTAGTACGTGAGAGGCTCGGTATCATCCTCGCGGATCTGGAAGAGCGTCTTGAGTTCCTCGTCGGGGAAGATGATGCGACGATCCTTCGGGTTCTGCAGATCTTTCTCCTTGATGTACTTGCAGATGAGCGTCGTCAGGTACGCCCGCGTCAGCGGCTCGCTGTTCTTCTCGCCGATCTTGTACAGGAACGTCTCCAGCGCGGGACTGGGCTTCACAGGCCGCATGAAACCCGAATTGGTCGCGTCCTTCTGCTTCTTCTGTGCGGTCTTGATCTTCAGCAGTTTGTAACTATCGACCTGGATCAGTTTAAACTGTTTAATCAATTTCTTGTTCCCCGAGGCCTCCAGGATGGGGAGGAGTTCCGCCTGGAATTCCTCAAACATCCCCAGGAGTTTCTCCTTGGTAACCAGACGGCGTCGCTGCGTCTTTTTCTCCGTGCTCGCAGGGATCTCCGCATCCGATGGAGGCTCGATGATCACATCCGACTCGGTCTCCACGACGACCGGCTCCGGCTCCGGCTCGATCACGACCGGCTCCACCTCGTTCACCACCACAACCTCCGGCGCATTCACAACCTCCGGTTCTGCGACTGCTGCAATTTTCTTCGTTGCGGTCTTGTTCTTCTTCTTCTTGATGGGCTGCGCGACCGGCTCTGGCTGTAGCTCTGGGATCGGAGCGGCGACGGGCGTGACGGGCGCTTCAGTCTTCGTTTTCTTGGCCATTCTCTTTTCTTCTATATTTTGGAGTTCTTTAGATCATTTTTTATTTCTGGGTAAAACGGTAGAGCGTGCGATCGATCTCGGCCAGCATCTCATCGCGGATATTCAGGAGTTCCGAGGGCAGCGCGCCGAGGTCCCGAAGGAATTGGATGAATGACCGCAGGAACGGGACGACCGATCTGTGCGTGAGTCTTGGGACGGTGATGGCGAGATCGTTCCGGAAGACGGGCCGTCGGAACCGCCCGATAAACACCTCGACGAACCGGTCGATGAGCCCGTTCATGGCGGTGTAGAGCTCGCCGGCCGCCTCGTGGCGCGCGTGCGAGAATGTATTCCAGTGGTACAACTGGATCGCCGATTGGAAATTAAAAAATACCGGCAGGATCGTTTCCATTTTATTTTGATAAATAATATAAATATAAAATGTCCCAGCAGCAATTCCGAGCAATTATGAAACGACCTCCCTCTTGTGAAAAGATTACTATCGAAGGAAACAATCAATAAAACATCTCAACGAAATCATGAAACGCCTCTCATTATTGCCTCCACACACGGGCACTTGCCCATTGTGAAATATCTCGTCAACATTCCGGGTTCAAAGGGATCACGACCCACATGGTCTGTGAGATCGCTCCAGGGTACTTACTCAGAAACTATTCGATGTGCAGACATTCGTAAAAACATGCAAATTGCTACCCGAAATACAGAAACAGGATCTTCTGCGCCAGTATCATAAAAAATTAGGGACAAATCCTTCCCCCAAAGAGATCCAACAGTTTGAAAAAAATATGCGTCATAAATTATGGTCCCTCAGACATACATGTTGGAAAAATAATACTCCGATTCGACCCAACGATCAAAAGACAGATTGAAAAAGGTGTCCAACAACATCAAGTACACCCAACAGGGACTGATGGAAAGACCGTCATGTATTCGTCTTCATCTTGTAGATCCAGAGCCCTTGTCCCCCGTCCATCAACAAGAACGGGCTGTGGTAGCACATGGAGGAAACGAGATCCCCCGAGGGGAACAGGATGGCCTTCCGCGTCTGCGTCTCGAGCGAGTACAGTTCGAGATGGCGCGAGCGCAAAAAAACGAGCGTCTCCGTACCGATCCATTTCACCTTGCACAAGGACGCCGATCGCACGATCGTCCTGTTGGTCATCTTCATCGAGAGCGAATCCAGATCCATGATGTGCGCCGTCGAGGATGAAATAATGGCGATGCGGAACTGGATGGGCGTCTTCCCATGGATAATGTCCATCGAGAACGGGATCTCTTCTTCTGTCGCCATCGTGTAGTGAGATTCGTGGATGCCCGTCTTCCGGAAGTCGATCGTCGTGAACTGCCCATTGATCGACAGCAAGAACAGCATCCGGTCCACAATCATCCCCGAGACGATCATCGAGGTCGCCGGCAGTTGGACACGATGGACAATCTGTTGATCCTTTCTCGCATCGTAGATGCTCAATAGATGATCCGATGAGAGCCGGAGGTACAGGCCGCCCATGACACCCTCAAACATGGTCATGTTCTCCCAGGAAAATTGACGGATAACGGCCATGGTCGAGACATTGAACAACAACGAACTCCGGATATTCCTGGCGAGCAGGAGTTCGGCGCTCCCCCCCATCACCTGGATCGGCGCCCGATCGTTCGCGCACCGGTGCGTCGCCTCGTGCTTCGTATCGAGATCTTTCTGGTAGATCACCCCCTTATCGGATCCGATGAAGAACGTCTTGGACGGCAGCATGACACATCCCCGCGCGGTCTCGCTAGGATACAAGAACGGTTTCCATTCTCGTCGCGCGTGGAACCCGAATGCCACGACCATCATCTTCCATAATCGCCATGTCATTTATACAATGTGCAATCTTTCTATAAATGACCTATCTGCGACCTCTGCAACCAGACAATCTCTACGACTGGTGGCGGGCGTTGCCCGACCGGCGGATCATGTTCGTCCAGATGTGGACCTATTTCACCGTGTGGGTGCTCCTGATCACGGGCGTCGGTCTCATGATGCCGTCGCACCGTCTGTTCGCCATGACCCACAAGGTGATGGCCGTCCAGGCCTCGTGCGGCGGCCTGTACCTCACCTACATCCACCCGAGACGCCTCGTTGTCCATTACTGTCGTGTCGACCTGGACGGCCTGTGCCTGCAAATCCTGGATATTTTGTCGCACCACATCCCCCTCGTTCTCGCCTACCGTCATCATCCGATCTACAGCCCGCCTTCTCCCGCCGAACGTCTCCTGACCATGCTCCCCCTCCTCGGCTACCTGTCGCTGTTCTCGGTCGAGGAGAAGTACACCCTCCGGCGCAATGATATCCAATTTCTCCTCTACCCCATCTTGTTCGCATGCTGTGTGGTCTGGATGGACGAACCGCTGTCGTCGTTCTTCCGATGGATGTCAAACCCATGACGATACATCACGAGGCGACCGATTGACATCGTAGATCGTCGATCTTGTCGTCGATCGACGTCCATCTGGATGATTTTTCGATTGTGACGATTGTCTAGCAGCACGTTGATAGTTTCTCATCTGTTGTTGCCAGTCGGATGCGCGTTGTACAGGAGAGGAATATTTTTTCTGCACAGGAAATATACCCTGTTGTAATAATAATTGTTGCGCCGATCTTGTGTATTGTACAGGTTCGCGAGTCCAGACCTCCATCGTGTACGTCAGAGTGGCCATCATGGTAGCTAATTCAGGAGGAAGTTGTACTAAAGTCGTGGCAAATAATACCGGGTCGAAATGAGGGAAAACTACCACGGTCTCTTTCTCGTATTTTGTATCCGTATCTCTCATTCTGTGCAGTGCTTCGCTACCCGCCGATCCCGAATCGATATAATCGAGTTCGTAGATGATTATGACTGCCAGAGGGTTCAATTTCCGTATCGCGTCCACATCGTACCCCGCTCCATGGGTTTCTCGAGTCTCGGGCCAGTTTAATAATACAATGGAATTCCATGGAGCCACCGGTCTTGTCTCTAAAAATTCATCTACAGTAGGATAATCGGGTTCTCTTTTTATAGGTTCCGAACTGAATTGAGTCGGATCTGGATCGATACAGATCATCTGTAGTTTCTGTCGAAAAGCCATTTCAATAAACTTTTCAAGATATCCTGTGCCCGATCCCACACTAATGATTTTATCAATGGTCGGAAATTGTCCTAGAATTTTGTCGATACTCTTACGGACGTTTTCCACGGTAGCCTTTAATCCATAATAATTGATGAATCGATTATATTTCCCGGCATGTTCATCTTTTCGGATATTTTTGGGAGCGACTTGTATTTTCCTATGTCGTAAAAAAGGATCCAATGATAATAAGTCTTTTGTATGTTGATACAATCGTCTATTCAGAGGACCTAATGTTGCCATGATATCATCAATCAATCGAGTCATAATTTGTTCGCGTCTTGTCCTATCAGGAATACTCAATATTTCATAACGTCGATTGAGTTTTTTGTATAATAGATCACGAAATCGTCGTTGTTGTTCGACCATTTATGTATTTGTAATGAGAAAATAAAAAAAAAAAATAGATTCCTCTTTTTACCAGTCGGTCGACTCGATGTACCGTGCTCGTTTCTTGCGCAGGATGTAGTCCTGGATGTGCGATTGGTGCAGCGCCTCCCATGTTTCTTTCTTGCGATCCTCGTGCCGCCGGCGCGCCGTCTCTTCCGTGTACCGAAAGCCATGGATATGCGGGGTCGCCGTCGTATAGTGGAGATGTCTCATCCAGGGGAGGGTGAGCGTCTCGATGGCCTCGATCTCTTCCGGCGAGAGGTACAACCGGAATTTATGGATGACAGAGCGGGCGGGCAGCGAGGCGTTCGTCTCCCACAGCGGAGAGAGCGCGGACATCTGCTGCGCCTCCTGGGACGCCTTGATCTCCATCATCCGCGCATCGAACGGGATCTGGAGGAAATCACAGATCCTGCGGAGCACCGTCTCTTCGGAAAGGATAAAATCCTCGTAACGGACCGTCAGGATCTTGTCGGGGTACCGTTCGCGGATCTCGTCGGCCGTCTTTCTCGCTTTGATCCACCGGTTCGTATTGAGGAGGGTGTCGAAATCGTAGATGATGGCACGATTCATGCTCGAGATCTGGCCGCGAGGATCGCGGACGACATCCAGGAACAGGATGTCGGGGAAGAGCCGGATGTATTCTTCGTAATACTGCGCCGAATCCTGGCTCTTGTCCATCACGACCGTGGCACCGCGCCGCGCGCCCATCTCCCGGAGGAGGTGGCCGTAGATCTGGTGGATGCTCCGAGGACGATGCTGGAGCGCCCTGAACACCTCGACGGGATCGAACACGATCCCCGGCCATTTGATGAGACTCGTCGTCTGGAGCCCGATCACATCGACAATCAGGCGGAAATAATGTTCGTCATCGGACAGATCGCGGGAGGGCGTCGCGGTCGAGAGGATGTCGATGAGGTGGAGCGGGTACGGGCTGTAGAAGGCGGGATTCATGTTCAGACGGAGACGGATGGCGTTGCTGCCGCACCGTCGCAACGGGATCATCATGACGAGTCGTGGCGTCGTCATTGTTTATCGATGGTGCGATAATAGAAAATCAGCAGGATGATTGCAAATACAATCATGGCGATAGAGACGGCGACAAGGATGATCCGTTTTTGATCCGCCTCGTCCTCTGTAATCGTCGGCAGGACCTTTTCTTTCAGGAACGTTAGCCGGGCCGGCAGGATCTCCGCCACCTTGTAGATGTTGGGCTGGATGTTCCTGCGGTACACCCGGAAATAGCCCGGGAACGGCGTCGAGGCGGGCATGCTCTGGAGACGGATCGACGAGGATTTCTTGTCGGGCTTCGAGGCGAGACCCATGTAATGCGAACGATCGTCCACAAAAATCTGAAACGGCGTCGCAAACTGGAGGACAGGATAGTCGATGGGGCTGTCCATGGCATGATGAGGAATGTGCATGAAAAGATTAGACGGGATGTTCTCGGCATTATGGACGAGGTACGGCGCCTCCTGGAAAAGACCTTTCTGGATCGTAATAATCTTGGGCTGCGCGAAAATCTTAATGACAAAAATGGAACGATCCTGGATCGTCCGCGCCAGCTCGTAGAACTGGGGGAAGACATCGACAAACAGGATGAGGAGCGCCGTGTCGGAACCCTTGGCATCCCAGGTCAGATCGTCCTGGAGGAAATATTCTTTTTTCCCGACCGTGTACGAGATGGCGCAGATGTCTTTCTCCTGGATGATGGTCGTGTCGTTGTAGACCTCCGGGTAGATGGTCGGACGGAAGAAAACGACCGAGCGTTTCCACAGGTGCGCCGTCGGATCGGTCTCGCTGGGGTAGATGTTCAGCATGAGGTTCATGTTCTTGTGGAGCGCCGAATTGAGGGGGGCGCAGTAGCTGTCTTTCTCGAACGTCGGTTCCAGGTAGTACCCCGCGGCGCAGAACGGATCCTGACGGCACCGATCGACGCACTGTTCCAGCGTGTCCCCCCGTGGACATTCGGAATGGATAGTCTCCTGACAGCTGGCGAGAGTGGCAAACGGTTTCAGCATGGTATTCTCTTTCAGGATGAAATCGGAGGACATCCTTTACTCCTTGATTGATAAAAAAAAATATCGCATCGTTGATGCAGACGATTCTTTTTTATTATTGCCAATAAAAAAATGACCCAACCATGCAATGGACTGAAAACCAATCTACTCGATCTCGAAAATCCAGATGTAAAGGCTGTCCTCGCCCGATTACGACAATCATCTATCGGAGCCACATCGAATGAACAATGTTTCAAATCATTACGACAAAAGAATGTACAATCACGATCGGTCTCGGAACAACAATTATTCAAGCTTCTCGCCCGGCATCCCAGCACCCGCACCCCGAACGGTTTCTTGCGGTTCTGGCGCGCCTTCTTTCAGGACATGCCCTGGAATGTACCGGACAATATCAAGACATTCCTCCAACGATTGAAAGTAGAAAAACAGCAATCGGAGAAAGAAAATCAAGCAAATCTGAAAATGTATGCTAATTTACAAACAAACTTAGAGGCTGAACAACAGGAACGAAGACTAGCCAGACAGGAACAAAAGAAGAAACAAATCCAACAAGCGGTCAAGAAAGCCGAGATGGCGAAAGACAGAGCATTGAAAGCCAATTTAGGAGCGCATCAAGGAGTCAATTCCTTATTCCAATTACGAAAAATCGCTGGAAACATTAAACAGGCAGAATTTACCGCGGAAACAGCGCTACATACTGTACCGGACGCACAAAAAAAAAAAATAATACAAACCTATATCAATGACATCAAACATTTTCACAAAGCCGTTCTGAACGCCATCGCCAGAGAACAGGAAAGATTAAAACTACAGAATCAGAGAGCCGCAAGGGTACTCGAGGAATTCGTGGCAAAACAAAAACAAATCCAAAGACAAAAACCACGGTTGAGAAAGGCTCTCCAAGAATTTATCGAGAGGATGAATGTCGTTCGCGCACCGAGGATGTATCGTTGCCGCACGCACAATGATGTGGTGGATGGGATCAGCTTCCATTACGTGTGCGATGGCAGATGTACTCTTTCCAAGGATGACTACACGCTGATGATCGATCTGAACAATTCAACGATGGTATTACAGAAAAATAAAGCCGAGATTGTCCGATCCGACAATGGACAAATCGACGAGGCGATCCTCGGTCCGATCCTCAAAACGTTTGGGCCGTCGATCCTGTCGTCCCTGGATTCGTTTACGCTCCCGTGCACCAAACAATACAAATCGTTCCAGACAGAAAACGGATGCTTACAGCAGGCATTTGCCGATCTGAACATCATAGACACATTACTCACGAGCGAGAGCATCATCCAAGACCGACTACAGACGCTCTCGAATCTGATCCGAGTGCTCCGTATAAACCGATCGAAAATGGATCTCTCCAACATTATCGATAATTCGAAATACGAATTCAAAGTCAACATCACCGCCGACGAAATCACATTCGGACGGAACGGTCGCACGCTGATCGAGTACAATGGGACGATGTTCACCAATCATCTGCGTAATCTGGACCTGTACCGCAACGAAAAAGGGGCGCTGCACGATCGGACAGATCTCGATCCGGATGTTCTGGAGTACGCGATACGACAGTTCAAGAAAATGGGCATCCTGTTTGAGAAACGGAACCATCACCCGTCGTGGGGACGAAAACAGTACGAGGATGCCGATCCGGTGAGGATGGCGCGCCAATCGTTATCGCTACAGACCCTATTACAATTATCGACATCTGCAAACATACAGAAAAAAATCAGAGATTTAATGGCGGATTCATCGGAAAGATCCGTCAATACCGCGAATCAATGGAAATCATTCTATTGATGATACACATTACTCTCGGAATTCCCACAGCATCCGGATCTCGGGCGAATCGGTGCGGAACCAGTGAGATTTTTCCTCCTTACCGTCGGTCACCACCAGGATCTTGTCCCCCGTCTGGAACACCTTCTGGCACTGGACCCATCGACCGTCCTCCATGCACTCGAAATGGGTGTAGTCCTTGATCGTCGCGCGCCAGTCGTCCAGGCAGTGAGTACGGTGGGGCGCGAGCGCCAATGCTCCATCAGTGCCGCCGGCATCGGGCCAGAACGGAATCTCCACGTCGCGCTCCCCATGGTACAACGATTCCAGACGGACCGCATAGCAGAACCGTTCGATCCGCAGATCTTTCACCTCCCCCTCCATCCAGCCGAACGCCTCCTTGACAAAGACATCCACTGGATCGCCCTTGGCAAACATCAATTCCTTCGCTAACGGGGCCAGCGCCTTCCGCAGCGACCCGATCATCGTCTTGGTACCTGAATTGCACGATCCGCACTCGTCATCCTCCGTCAGATCGATCCGTTTTTCCCCGCAGTATCCACAATGAGAACACTGTTCCCAGATCTCTCGCAGTAATCCCTGTTCGATGTTGAAATAATTCCGTGTCGTCATTATTATCCTATCTGCTTCCACTCCCGTGTATTTTTCATTTTCCGGATGAATGATAAATGAACATACGGATCGTCCACATCTCGGGCGTATCCGGATCGGGCAAATCCACACTGGGTAGGCGATTGCGACGGCATCTCCGGAACCGGGCAATCGTCAAGGATCTGGACGATCTGAGGGATGAATTTATTCGCATCCGGTACGGCGACATTCCATGGACATTCCTCGACCCGACCGAGTATCAGACATTCATCCAGGATTTTATCCATCGCCAGACGAAACCCATTATTTTTGTGGGGCTGCACGACAACCGGTACGGTCGGAAAAAACGGCACTATTATGATCTTGGTGCTCGGTACAAGTATTTCATCGAGACGGACGATACGACCCTTCTGCGACAAAAATGCGCACGATTGCTCAAGGACACTCTGAACAATGAGAGGGCGATGCGCGATCTTGTCCAGAAGAATAAAACATTTGTGACGACATTTTTAGACGCCTTCCATCAGGCGTGCGATGCCAGGGCCATGTCCAGAATGAATCGTGCATGGCGGGACGACCATCGACGACAGGGGTATCATTTCCTCTCTCCCTCTCAAATCTTTCAATCCATCATCTCGTTGTTTGATAAAAAAAAAGATATGTACTAAAACATGACACAAACCGATCCGTCGACTATTTTTGACGGATGCATGGATACATCATCCTCTTTCTGGAACATCATCCCGGGAAGGCGGGAATTGATCAAATCATCGTTTCGTGAATACATGCAGAAGGAATCGTTCAGGGAGAAAACATACGAGGGATTCCGAGCATTTCTAGCCGGAAAAACATGGTTCCCATGGCTTTCGAATCCACAAGCACATTGTGCAGCAGATACAATCATGGCAGATACAATCATGACGAAACAATTACGACAACAATGGGAAAAAATAGCGATCAAAAAGAAACAAAAACAGCAACAGATACGAAAAAAAAAGATCCAAGAATCCGCATTGAAAGAAACCATTTATAAAAAATATTTACAAGGCTTGTCACCCCTAGAACGACTGCGAGTTAAAGAACAACGACAGAAAAAATCCAAGCAACGCGAGACGATACGCCATCACAAAAATGTACAGATACATCCCATCAGTATCTTTAATCTTCAGCAGTTTGCGAGTGTCCCATACCGATTCGACCTGTGCTACGCGGATCTCTATCTCCAGAATGCCAGCGAATTCAGACAATTGTTCTCGCAGAACATGGTCCGAATCGATAAAAATTCGGCATCTCCGACACACATATTTACAACCTCGTACATGGGACGTCCCATCTATATTAAACAATTCGAACAGTTATTATGCAATGGGGGTAAACAGATCCAAGATGCGATTAATCCTGATGTTTACCAATTGTATTACGAGAAAGAAGTCTACCGCTACATCCGACAGAGATCCATAAAAGACACGGAATTGAGGAAACATTTTCTCCAATTATTGGTCTGCATAAGTCTTCCTACTACATTTGTCATATGTTCTCAGGATGTCCAAGGAGTATCTCTGCGAGACACCCAACAAAACTTGTCATATCAGAGAGGTACAATGTCTACATCGATATTCTATCATACCATGGCAAAATTCATGTTTCAAAATTTATATGTGCTCTACCTCCTGCACACCCGATTAGGCATTGTGCATAATGATTTACACGGTGGTAACATGATTATCTATCACGATAAGGATACGACAAAGACATACAAAATATTCGATCAGGAGTATGTGTTATCCGACCATCCATATTATCTCATGGTCTATGATTTTGATAGGAGTTCCACGATTGGTGGGAATGATGGATCATTAGAACCTAATCCAATTACTGAATTTTGTAAGAGATCTGGATCGTGTCGGAACCCACAAAAAGATCTGTTCCTGTGGTTCCAATTAATCCATAAAAAATACATCTCTTTAGAACCCAACCAATGGAATGTATTTGTAACGGAACTGCTAACACTTTGCCCCGAATTGAACAACGTCTTGTCTTATCATAAGACACGTGGTGTTTTCTGGTCTGCATTCTGTACCAGTAGGATCTCGTGCGAGAATGTACACATCCCCAATTTTACACTCGAGACAATCATCCCGCTATTTTGGAGAATTTTCTTTAGTGAAATTCACCCCATACAAGACTCGAACTTGTAACCTTTCGCTTAGAAGGCGAACGCGCTATCCGATTACGCCAATGGGGCATACAGGACTCGAACCTGTAACCTTTCGCTTCGAAGGCGAACGCGCTATCCGATTGCGCCAATGGGGTTTCGTTTTTTATGGAGAATAATCCTTTTCTTTAGATCTGTTGGTAAGATTTTCTTATGGTGGGATAAGAAAATGCGGGTAGAGGAAAACAGAGAAAAAGACTTAATAGCCGCCCTTCTGGAGCTGGTTGGCGACGTTCTTCTCCTGGACGAGGGCGAGATCGTAGGGGTAGGTCTCGCAGCGGGGGTAGATCTGCGCGCCATTGGGGTTCAGACCGTAATTCCCGGTGATGGAGGGGATCTGGTCGAGGTTCGAGGTGCGGATCCCAGACTCGTAGCAGAACATGTTGTTGGCATCCTTGCAGGACTCGGTGTTGCTGTCGTAGATGTCGGACCGGAAGCCGTAGGCGTCCAGGTTCACGTACTCCATGTACTGAGGACGGAGGGAGTTCTCGACATCGACACGGTCGAGGGGTGTATTACAGCCCTCGACCTTGGTATAGAACGAGTCCGCGCACACGGGACGTCCCGTGAGATCGCGGCCGTTCCAGACGGGACAGATCATGAGATCGGGATTCTCAAAACGATCGGACTGGATCTTATTCGCCCAACCGACATCGACCTTGCATGTACGGAGCGCACCCTGAAGACTGATGGACATTTCTTTCTTTCTGGGTGGGAAAATATTTTTCTTTTTTTTTTATTTTTTCAGGAAAAATCGCAATCGACGGGTATGGACCGCATTCTTATGGAGTTCCGCGATCGCAAACGACAGCCGGGATACCAGGACGTCGTGGATGCTCGTTCGTCCCAACAGCGTCTTGATGGTCTCGGCGTGCGGTTGGAGTTGGGGGTGGATGAAATGATAACTGACAACCACTTCTTTTGTCCGTGCCTTTTTCTTTTTGGGCAGACGATCGCGGATTTCTTTCGGTAGTTTGTGGTACTCGGGAGGATCCGGATTTATCGTCCGTTCCATCACTATGTCGAACGAGGGATCCGTCCACGGGGCGATATCGTCCCGACCGCCGAGGATCTGGACGAGCCGGAAAAGATGTTCATTGGTGATCTCCGTCTCCGGGTCGTATAGGCACTGCACCGTATGGACCAGCGCTTCTATGGCGGTGCTGAGACGATCCTCGACCCGCATCTCGTCCTTGGCCTTCTCAAAGAGCAGGCCTGGGACGAATTCAGGATCCAAAAAGTACGCGATATAGGGCGCGAGAACCCGCCACACCGCCGGAATATCCTTGACATACCGCAGCGAGGTCACGAGCGCGATAAATTCCGCTGGGGGATCGACCGGCGCCGGTGGCAGCACGAGGAGGGAGGGGTAGAAACACCGGATAAACACCGAGAAGGCGCGCGCGTCGAGGCGTTCGCCGTGGAGGGTCTGGAAGATCCGGACGGACCGGAAAAAATCCAGCAGGAACGAGTAGAGGAAAATGCACTTCTCGAAATGCCGAGGCGACTCCGGGACGAACGCGACAACAAATGCCATAAGTCGTCTCGAGGACGAATCGATATCCTGTTCGGCGACCTGCTTCCAGATCGTCATCAGATCGGGATCGTCCTCGAAATGGATCGGCACACCCGTGACCTCCAGGTACGTCAGCATCTCGCGGATCTGTGGGTACGTCCTGAACTTGACGCGCAGGGCCTCCGCGATCAGCCGGTGGCGCCTCGATTGGATAAGCACATCCAGACGCTCCTGCAGTCGCACATCGCGGACGAGCGGGTAGGCGTCCTTCGGAGAGAGATCGCCGTACACCTGGAACAGGGAGAAATAGATCCACTGGTACAGATCCTGGAACGTCCGACCATCGATGCGAAGATCGAATCTTGTCGAGAGCAGATCAGAGACATCCGAGGCGGTGGGATCGTGGATCACCGGGATGAAACGGCTCGCCTCATCGATCTGTTCGAGGCTCTTGCGCTGGAATTCGTGCAGTTTCAGGCGGATGTCGTCCTCGACGGGGAGATGGAATTTCTTATGGAAAAACAGATGATAGAGCTGATTCGCGGTCTGCTGGTACTCCGCGACGGTAAACGTCTTCCATTCTCGCTGGAGCGCGATATCCCGCCACGGCGGTCCGATCTCCGGGTACGATTCGGCAAACACCTGGTTGAGAAATCCGCGGAATAAAATCTCATTGATATGGTTCCCGATCGCCTGATTGATGTCGTGCAGGTAGTATTTTCGGACGAATCCCACGAGATTGCCGGGATAATCAATCTCTTTCTGCACCAGCGGCAGGTACTCCAATGTGCCCGCCTTGTACTTTTCCCAGGTCTCGATGTAGATCTGGCGCCGGAGCGCCGGGCTCAGGATGCCCCCCAAAATCTCGGGACAGACCTTGCCCTCGAAAAGGATCGCATCGATCGATTTGGTCGCGAAATGGAGGATGTCCATCCCCTTCTGGATGGTCTGCACCAGGAATTCCGTGGTCTTGAAAATCTTGTAGACAATCAGGGGATCGATCAACGGGATCAATCCGGCATCGAATGGATCCACGGCGGTCGCGTCCACCACGACATTATCCACGGCACCGTAATTCAGATCATCGATAAAATGACCGATTGGGGCGTAATGCCATTTCAATTCTTTCTCGTGAGGGGGTTCTTCGTACGGATCAAAGACCGCATGGAATTCATCCATCTCCGGATGTTCGGGATCGTACTCCTCCATTTCCATTTCCGGATGTTCGGGATCGTACTCCTGCCTTATCTCCGGGTGTTCGGGATCGTAGGCGATCCTCCTCTCATCGATCGGATCGGTCGGTTTTTCCTTCAGATTGAGGCGATGCGTCTTCCGAGGGACGGGCTGGATGGTGTCCCGATCCGGCAAGAATCCGATCATGAGATCTTCGGGGATTTTCTCCAGATGGCGCCGGATCCGTCCGAGACATTTCCCCAGCAGATTGTACCCCCGATCCTCCGACACGCCCAGGATCGTCCGCAGCAAGGGGGCATCACGGCACACGAACAACGCGCTACGATCCGATCGGATCCTGTCGCGGAATTCTTTCGATTTGCGCACAGCCTTTTCGAGGTACCGGTCGCAGGCGGACTCCACAATCGCGAGGAACTGTGCCTCGTCGAGGCGGTTAAAGACCCGTCTCGCATCCGCGAGAGCCGCATACGACAGGACCTGGGCGCGATCCGTCTCCGACCGCAGGAACGAGGAGAGCAACCGATGGTCTACCGTGGGATAGAATTCTTTGCCCATGTGGAAGGAGAGAGGGCTCGCATTGCTGAGGATCCCAAAAGGCCGCGATTCGTGATTCGGAATATTCATGGATACCTGTTTTATCAATGAATCAGAAAAAAGAATCAGAATTTAATTTTTCTTTTCTTCTCACACGGTTCGATTTCAGTTTTTAGATCATTATAGTATGCATCGGATTTGGGGACCAGAATCACATCGGATGAGATAGATTTTGATTTTATCCTAGCCACCAGATATCCGGATACTCCGCCGATACCTCTTGAAGATCTTGTCCAGGCAATCAGCCACTATTTTCGATACAAAAGTCCGGACCGTATTTCAATCAATGAAATCCGTACTGAAGGACACTGGATACTCCGTATCCTAAATTATGAAACACCTATATTCGATCTCGTCATTCCCACTATACTCCCTACATCATCGACGATACTCGATAGGCAGATGAGTCCTCGCGTATCGAGCGAGAGATCCCTCATCGTCAAACCATTCATTTTGATCCTAAAACCGTCGACATCTTAAAACTAAAGAAAGGTACTTTATATATCGAATCCGTATGGACTATGGTGGTAGACTGATCCAAAACAATTTCTCGCATTTATCGTGAAATAAATTCCGAGAGATGATGTACTGTAAACCATGCAACGTCCTGCGCATGATGGAATTGTAGGGAAAACTGATTTACAGATTACCGCTCCTCGATCAATATCTGATCTATGTCTAATCCTATCTATCTGTGGCATGATCAGATGTACACGCTGGTGCTCCGTCCTCGTTGCGTGGTCGAGGCCGAGGAATTGGACGCGCTGCTCGAGGATCAAATCGCACACGAGGATGCGGAACGGATCCGACTCGAGGCCGAGTACGAGCGCCTCGTGATTCAGGAGGCGGAACGGATCCGATGCTTGCACATCAATACGGCATGCGACAATGGTGAAGTCATTGTGAACAATCCATATTATGATGCCTCCAACCCTCTGTGGAGACAATTGGCGGAAGAGCAGTGCGAGGGATTGGATCGCCGACCGGCCGCATCCCGGTTCGTGGAGACGTGCTTTCAAGACTATACGACGGCATTTCTTGAAAGCCAGCAGGTGATTCACACGAAAACTGATTTCGATGAGATGTCGCAAAGTATGTATCGACCATGGATCTCACAATCATGCACTTTTTTTGATCACAGACACAGAGACACATGAGCCAAGGATCGTCGTCGTCGCATCTGGCCTATCTGCGCGCGCAACAGCGTGTGAATGCGATGCAGGACTATACCCGTTTCAAGTCCGGTAGTTCGGTCTCGTCTTTGAATGCATCAAAGACCGTCGGGTATGGCAATCGCGGCGCACAAGGATCGACCCTCCTCTCGCCATCGCATCCCGCCATGAATCCGTCCAAGTCCCGTAGCGGCACCAATGCCCGGTGCCCGGGCAAGAAGCCCGGAAAGCGCTAGCGTAGGATGTTGAACGAATATTCACGATGCCAATTTCCATGTGAATCATGGAAATTTTTACGATCAATAAATCACCATGGACGACGATGATAAAAAAATAAGATGGTATTCATCATTCTGACTGTCGTTTTTGCGACAATCTATGCCTGTTTGTTCGGCATACCGATCCTGCACATCCTGCACCTCCTGACCTATAGGAGGATGGTCTCTGTGCTCATCCTGATCCTGATCGGACTCGGGTGCGCTCTTTATTTCTTGTGCGTCTACGATCATCCGTATTGGTGGTGGATCGTTTTCGGTGCATTCTTTGTATGCAGTCTCGTGATTATCATCACGAACCGGACCCTCTTTTTCTATTTCGGGTACAGACAACGGTATGATTTGTCGGATATAGACCTTGAACTCAATTATTCAAATAAATTTTACATCGAACCAGTATCCCTGGGAAATCGTTCCGCTCATGGTATCCTCATCCATAAATTCAACTGACCTGGACCTGGACCGGGAACCGTTCGTGGAACATCTCCTGGGTCCGCTGGCGGAGGCGATCCCGCTGGGGGTCATTGATGGTCTTGGAAAAATCCTCGTACTGGTCAAAGACGGGCACGGCCGAGCCCTGGCCCTCGAATCCGCCGACGGGGAGGAGCGCCTGGATCTGTTTCTTGCCGTCCCTCGACTGGATCTGGTAGACGTCCGAGACGTTCTGGATCTGCGCCGGATCGACGGGCGTCGTCGGCGTCTCCGTCAGCAGCACGCGACGACGCTGCTCGGCGATGAATTCCGCGGGGAGGTTCTTGGAGTACGGGGAGGCCATGTTGGTCGTCGCGGACTGGAGCGGCGTCTTCTTCTCGTTGTGGAGGTTGACGAGCGAGTCCTCGTACAGGTGGCTCCCGCCCAAAAAGGTCTTTGTCGCGTTCGTGCTCCCCTGGAGCGGTGTCCGGAGTTCCCGGTTAATCCGGTCCGAGATGTACGCCGGCCCGCCCTCGTCCCGGGTCGCCCGCGTCTGGGCGCTCGTGTACAGGTAGGGGTTCAACTGGAACGTCATGATCGAGTCGGCCGTGGGCTGGTCGCCGCCGGCCAGGCTCCGCGCGGATTCCGTCGAGACGTGGAGGATGGAATCGTGGACGGGCTTGTTGATGTCCTCCACCTCGTGATTCACATGGATCGACGCCGTCCGGCCCGCCGAGACGTGGTACGGCTGCGATGACGGCGCCGTGTACTCCCTCGAGAGGTTCTCGTGCGGCAAGATCTTCTGGAACTGGGACTGCGTGGCCACGGACTGCCCGGAGACGCGGAGGGGCGTCTCCACGAGCGCCTTGGGATCCTTGGTCGTCTCGTCCAACGGGACATGGAAGACCGAGGTCGGCCGCGTCCGGACATCCTTATAGAGGTACGGGTTCGTCCGGATGGTGTCCTTGGCAGAGGCCATCGGATGGACGAAATTCTCTTTGATCTGGTTGGTCCGCGCGATGCACAGGTACTTGTCCTTGTGAATGAACTTGCTGACATCCTTCTCGTGAGATCCGGCGTCCACGCTCCCCCACCCTTTCTGAGAGAAGGCCTCGTACACCCGCTTATTCTGCTGGATCTGCTTGTTGTCCTTGACAAGGAAATCGTTCTCGCCGCTCCGCAACTGCTGGTTGCTGTACTTGTGCGTCTCGACCGGGACGTGGAGTCGGTCCGTGATCTTGCCACCGTCCAGGGTCTCGGGGGCGCGATCCTGGCGGTGGCCGGAGACGGCGGACGAGACATCGGTGTGGGCGATCTCGCTGTGGACGCGACGGCCGTCCATCGAGTCGGAGAGGTGCGTCGTCCCACGACCGGACGGGTTGGTCAGCGCGCGCACGGACGTCTTGTCGACGATGATGCTCTTCTTCTCGGCGCCGGTATCGGGCTGTTCGCGCAGCGAATTCTGGTACGGCGACGAGATCCTGGTGTGCGTCGATAGGTGTTTCACCTCGCCGATCGAGTTCGAGGAGGCCTCCCGGATCTGTGTCCGGTCTTCTTTATTTACATCCCCCTTGTTCGTAAAGGCGCTCGTGCGGAGGATTTCCGGATGGAGACACCGGTCCGCCTCGTTGCACTGCTCGGCCTGGACCAGTTCAGGGAAGGACGGGTTCGTGTACGAATAGAACCAGTTCCTGGGAAGCCGGCTGAGCGGCAGCAGATCCTCCTGGCGTAGGACGGGGGGACGGACATTCTCGACCTTGTAGGGCAGCGAGACGGCCGTCGTGTTGGCCAGCGCCCGCGTCCCCGCATTATTGGAGTAATTGTCGTACGAGACGGAGACCATGGGATTCACCCCCCGCGAGTAGACATTGATCATCTCGCAGATGCGATCGCCCGATTCATCCTGCGCCAGCAGGATCGATTGTGTGTCCCCGACCTTGTCCACGCGCCGCGTGTGGATCGACCGGGAGGGATCTTTCAGGATGTTCATGTTGGTGCCCCACATCTCGACGGAGGGGAGCGTGACCTTGGGTTGCGTCTTGAGTCCGGAATACGAAAGCCCGCCCGCGCTCATGGTATATCGTTGTTTTCTTGTAGCGCAATATTCTAGATTATTCGGAAATATTTTTCAGGAATGAATATAAATCACATGGATATACCACCGCAACAGAGTCGACCGATACCACAACGACAATCGTCACAACCGCAGCAGAGCCACCCGCGACCACAGCAACAATCACAAAAAAAATCTCACATCCTACAAATCCAAGGTGTCAATGTACCCATCACATACAGATCATCTTTCCGACAGACGTCGCATTACACGATCGATAGGATCTCATTGTTCAATGACGGTATCGAACTGGATCTCTATAAGAGCCCCTCCCTAAGATTCATGGCCCTGAAATACTATTTTTTTCAAAAGCCGAAACCGATGGATATACCTGCTCGACCGATCCTATTCAGGATTATCGATGCGATTGCAAAAAAATATCGATGCCGATTCACCTACATCCCAGATGATGTCCATGTATATATCGTAGATGCTAAAAAACTATATTCGCGTCCCATCGATGTGTTGACGGGACGGAAAACCTTTTATCAGCGGGCATGGCCGGGATCGACGCTCGTCCGAGAATCCTCCATCAAGGAGGTGATCCAGGGAAAAACAGGCGTGGATACCTTGCAGAGTTTTGCCGGACAGGTCGATCGGCAGCGACAAGAATGGGATCAAGTATTGCCCCCAGAGATCCGTCAGCAGGCGCAGCGCGTCCGGACAACTATTTTGCAGCGCACACCCCAAGCCGCACAAGGATGGCAGGTTCTCAAGCCCAAGATCGATTCTTTATCGGGACGAGCCCGAGAACTCTACTGGCATTTTATAAATGAGTACGATATTGTGGTGAAATTTTATGACGCATGATTTTTTTTTTCGAATCTTGATAAAATGGAAACCTATCTGTTCTTGTCCGGAACGGTCTGGCCGTCGACGGACATTCGACCCTACACACCGACCGACCAGTGTTTTTCGAATTCTCTCCAGAAATGTGTGCCCGTCCAATCTCCGTATGCCGACTGCGATCTGAACCGGAGCGGCGAGTGCGAACAGGATGCCGGACCACCAACCGTCCCCGGCGTCTGATCCGTTATGACATCTCCATTTTTTTCGGAGAAAAATGGAAAATAATTCTCAATCAAGGTTTCTGTAGGATCGCGACGTAGATGCCGTTCCACCATGTGTCTTTGGCTTCTGAGAGAGGAGTGTGCGAATTATCCCATGTGAGTCGGATTTCTTTTTCATAGAGGATTGTGAGATGGAGTTTTTCGATAGATCGTTTCGTCCCATCCCTCACATCCTGCCAATTCCAGTCGTCCACGATAAAAATAAAGACATCATCCAGACGGTCAAGGTAATGCACCAAGGCCCTGTAATGACTCTCATCCGAATGATTGCCATCGTACATATAGATATTGAATGTGGGTAATGTTGAAATATCAACTTGGTAACAATCTTTTTCGATAAATCTTGCATCGTTCTCGCCTTTATATCGTTCAAAATGGATCAAAAATTCGTCCTTGGGTCCGCCGAACTCGCTCCAATTGTCGATACAGACGACCTTGGCCTTATTCCCACACATGGCCGAACACACGGAACTCCCTTTCCATATTCCAATTTCTAGGTATCGTGCGTCGTGCGTGTCGAGCAGATTATTGTAAAAATGTCGTGTTTTTGTGCCGGACATTCCGTCCATAGAGAGGATACCATCGGTGATTTTCGATACACCGCGTTCCGCATTGTCAAATGCTTTTTCGATGAGTATCGTATAGAACTCCTGCATAGTCTATATAATAAGACAGACAATATATTTTTTTTTGCGAATCGCGACAATACAAAAATCGGTGACATCGATCCCAATATTGAGAATCAATCCTACATAATAGGATGATGAAAAAATTGTCTGGTATCCTAATATCGTGTCGAATTCTATAGTACCTGGCAGATCGACATGGGCAACAGCGGATCGTCAGCGACGAAAAAGTCAAGGAAAGAGCGGGACGCGGCGCGGATACAAAAGATCCAGTCCAACCTCGCCCGGCTGGACCAGGGCGCGCAGCGATGGACGGAACAGCACCAGCATTCCCTGACGGTACCGGCCCGGATGGACGAGATGCGAGTCTGGACCGTGGCGCGGGATCAGATCCAGCGCGGCGATCGTCCCCTGACCAAGGCCGATCTTGTGGCGATCCTGATCCGCCTGCAGCCCTCCATCGGCGTCGCCCGCGCGCAGTCGATGTACCAGAACCTCAATGCGAAAGAACTGATTGTCCTGATCCGCGAGATCATCTACGACCCGTCCATCGCGCCGTCGCGCTCCGATGAACAGCGCATCGTGACCCGATGAAATAAAAAAAAAGAATAAATGAAGTCGCCAACGCCCAATTTCTTTGATACAAATTCGCCACAACGTTTCTTGTCCATACAGTACGCATTCATCTTGGGTTATGTACTGCTGATGGCTGTCCTATTATCCTGTCTGGTGATGATTGTCCGTCTGTACAAGGACAAGACCGATATTTTTTCTCTGTCGTCAAAAGAACGAACGAAGGTACTGATTCTGAACGGTATCGTATTTGGATTATTGTTGTGTACGATATTCGGCGGCGACATACCGCCGTTAGACATTCTTGATTTCTATTTCATCCGATCGACAACCACGCGCAACAACATAGTACCAACACTCCCAGACAGGTACAGATTGTATCTGCAAAAGATGAAGGCCACTCCTCAACTCTATCAGTATGACGGACAAGCGCATGACAAGAAGAAAAAGTCCATGGTGGCTTTTTATTATGTATTCACCTTTCCTTTATTCCTCATCATGATGATTCAGATGGTATTTACTATTTTGTACGGTATAGATATAAAATTGAACAAATTTGTACGCCCCATACTGATCTTCCAGATAATAGGCCTTGCCTATACAATAGTATTACTTCTCTGGAAGATCCTATCGGCGCTGAACATGGTCATCTACAATCCCTATGTTGCGGTCCGGATCATCCATGGAAAAGACTTTCAGAAGAACATCGATATGCAGCATTTCATAAAAAAGTATTGAGTTTACATTGTCGGACGATGTAAAACGCCCATTATTTTGGGGAAATAAAATGATCTAAAGAGAACGATTCCTATAATATGAGGCCGGGTGTATTCTCGTCAATGCCGTTTCATCGACGGCGGAGTAGCTCACCCAGAAAACGACTTATGTCGTTCTTCAGGAATTGAGCTGTGTCCAACGATCGGCAATGCGAATGGGCGTTTTAATTGTCCGACGGTGTAAAAAGAAAATATCCATTGGATAAAAACAAATGGATATCAAAACATTGTCGATCCAGATTGTCCACATCTTTGTACTGGGTGTTTTCTTGTTGACGGTCGGCATCACGAGACCGAAACAGGATGCCGTGTATCACATCCTGCTCGTTATGGGGATTCTGGTTGTGATATGGTGGATCGCACAACTCCGGACGGGCGATCCGTTCTGGATCGTGTGGCATTTCATCGTGGCAGGCGTCCTGCTCTCTGTGGGCCTGAGAGGTCGTCGATGCTTCGCGTTCCAGTACAAACTGCTGATCATACTAGGATCGGCGGCCATCGGTTATCATAGCGTGAGACTCGTTCAGAGTCTCGTACACAAAAAAAGATAATCAAGGAACGACAGCCCGATCGACTTGGTCTTTATCAATCGACAGGGAATTGTTCTTCTTCAGATAGGTCTCCACAATCTGATCGAGATTCCCCGTCGTCACTTGATCCAGTTCTTGTTGACTCCAGATGTCTTTCCGTCTCGTCGATCGACGGGGATTGAGTTTCTCATCCACGACTTTAAGGATCGCGGTCTGATACCGATCGGGGGCGTGACGATGATCGATGTCGTCGTACACAATGGTATTGTTCTCAATCATCTGCAAGAACCGGCGCCAGCTGTCCACCACACTGCTATTCTTGAGTTGCGACTTGGTGAGATGGATCTTATAGATGGAAAAATCCTGGTTCGTGGGATCCAAACATTTTTTATATTCTTTGCTGTTGGAGGTGAAACAGGGATACCAGGTGCTGATAAATTCGTTCTTCCACAGAGGCTGAAACGATTTGAATAGATTGGTCCCGGAGGACAAGAGGATGAACAGTTTGACCACCACCAGTGGGATGATCTCGTGAGTCGTTATTTTCTCGCACAGCGTGAGCCAATCCATATACTTGGTGTCGTCACAGAAGTGCAAGACCTTGCATATGAGGTACATGATCGCCCACATGTAGCAGTACTGATTCTGCGCATCCGGTCCGAGCAATAAGGATTCCAGGAACCATCGTGTGGTCGCCGTCACCGTCGCCAGTCCGCTGTTGAACACATCATTCTGACCTCCCGTGTCCTCCATCGAATAGTATGTATCATCAAAATCCACAATCAGGTTCTGCAATCGTGGACGGAAAAAAGGCATTTCTTTCGCCAGCATACTGGCAAACGTACCCAGGTATCCGCTGGTCTTGCCTCGGCGGAGCATGCTATCATAAAAAGAGAGACGACCATTCCCGTCATAGAAGAAGGCGCCGAAGTGACCGAACCCATCGATCTGGGCGGTTTCGACATAGATGCACACGCAATCGGTATCCTGTAGCGGTTGTGCCTGCAAGTCGGGAAACGCCGTGATGGAGACCTTTTTCTGTTTGTCTTGGAGGAGATGCACGTACCGGAAAACAGTTCCCGGTTTTTGTCGCTTTACCGTATCATGCAGGGTATTGACAATTCGTTCGACAAGACCGGCGCGGATCGAATTATAAATATGATTGATGTACTCGTTCGCTTTGATGGGAAAAATCATCGAGACGCTCTGTGTGAGGTAGATGGACGATGCCTGATAGATGTCGAGTTTATTATTCTTGATCCCGAAGGTCGCATTGATCCATTCGCGAAATTCGGGGGGGTAGGCGGCGGGAGACACATGATGGGGGGAGAGGTTGATGGTGAAGGATTGTCTGCGCCGATGTTTCTGAGCCAATTCCGCCGCCTCGATCATCAGTGTCGCTTTCTTCCCCCGGATGAAATATTCTCGGATATCCGCGAACTGGATGGTATTGGGCTCATCCTTGAGCAAGAGGACATAAATCTGGACGACCGGGTTCGGGATGGCGCAGGAACGATCAGGATTGCAAGAAGTGTACGACTCGTACGCGTCGCAATCCCTGTCGTTCACGCACGAACTCTTGGTATGAACATGGGAATTGGTCCGGATCTGTCGACCAAGGATCTGTAAAAATTCCGCCTGTGTCCATGATCCATCCATGATAAACACATAATCCACCCCTTTCAATTCGAGTCCCGTATTTCCCGCTTTGGAGAGGATGATGACTTTCCCGGGCTCTCCCTTCCGTCGCGGTTCATTGAAAGCGGACAATTGTTCCTTGCGAGAGGTTCGGGATGTTTTCCCAATGATGGTATAGATCCGACCGTGCAGTTGGGGGTATTTTTTCTCCAGTACGAGCGGTAAAAATGACGAGATGATGTCCACGCCCAGATCGATAAAAATGGCCGTGACCCTGTCGCCCAGATTCGTGGGAGCGGATGTCACACCCGCCCTGGCGGTGGACGGGTTGGCGCTCAGATCATTCCAGGTCTCACACCGTGTCGCTTGGACTTTTCCTAACAAGAAATCGATCTTGCTCGAACCGATAATGTCTTTGGTCTTTGCAAAATCCAGGAAAGGATCCAGATCTTTTGTGGTCCTTGCATGAGTACGCAATTCCTGGATCAACGCCTTTTCGTTTTTTTTAATTTCCGCTGCGGGTTTGGTACGATCCTTGGGGACGGTGATGACGCTCACAGACCGTGCCATATTCATGGCGACACTCCGTCTATTTTTCACGAGATCCGACGCGGTCGTGATAAATCGGGTCGTCCCTGCCGGCAGATATTCATAATTAATCTCAAAATTAGGCCATTCATGCGGTTTCTTGATGTCCGATGCAAAATCGTACATGTTGGAAAAGGCTTGCATCGTCTCTTCGAGTCGGGACGGGTCAAGCATGATATCGGGTTTATCCGGTTCGGCATTATACTCGTCCTTGGGTTCGTAGACAATGAGGATGTTCTGGAAAATATTTTTAAAATCATTCAGACTATTGACAATGGGCGTTGCGGTGAGGAAAAGCGCTTTGGCCACCGCATTGATGCAGGCCTTCCGGATCGCATAGGATTTACCGATACGGAGATCATCCGTGTCCAGATCTGTGGGGACAGTCACCAGCGTCTTTTTTATGGTGGCCGCGGTCTTCTTGGTCATTTTCACAGGGGCGCCTCGGTACTGGTGCGCCTCATCCACAATCAACATCGTGTACCGGTTCTCCTGTTGGATAAACGTCAGCAGATCCGTGTATTTCTGGAACGCGTCGATTGTCATGACAAAAATCCTGCCGATGATATCCGTCACCTCTGCGACGCACTGCGGATCGGAACCCGCACATTTGATGTATTTGTGGATCGATTGTTTCCACACCGAATCGACAGTGCTGGGTTCGCAGATGATGATGACCTGGTTCCGTCTCCGCCGGCGCAGGAAATCCACCGCGCATATCAGTGCCGCGAGGGTTTTCCCGGTGCCCGTCCCGTGCCAGACAAGAAGACCCTTATTTTTGTGCATGAAACAGAAGATCCGTTGTTGTGCTGTTTTCGGTGTCAATCCTGCCATGAATGGTGAAATCCTGGGCCACAGGATGTTTGGATCGATCGATTTCTGAACTAAATGTCCGATCGGATCATTCATTATTTTATTATTTGAGATAAAATAAAACAAGTTAATTTTACTCACTCTCAATTCCCGGAGAGTATCGAGCCGAGAAAGCCCAGTAATTGGATCGCCGCGATGCACGGATTCTCCCCCCCCCCACCGTACATCGGATCATAGTACGTGGCGGTGAAACACACGAGTGTACAGCAGGAGCAGGACCAGCACTTACGAGTGGTAGATGCGGAGTGTCCTGGTCTGGATGGCCGAGAGCAAGGGCTCGTAGGACGAGAGAATCCGCCGGACGCCGATGTAGGCGGGCACGGTACAAACGAATCCGATGAAACTGAAAAGAAAATAGAAGATCGCCCTCCCGGGCAATGATAATGATGGCTTCTGATGCGGATGCCGTCGTGCCATTGTTTATTTATTCTTTTTTTGTCGTGGTGGTGGAAATTACGAAACATGCAGCAAATAATGGATGAAATAGGTAAACATCATCGACAGGATGTTTGAGAAAATGAGATTCGAGAGGGGCACCTGGACCGTCGGCTGATGGAGCGTGTCGGAACGGATGAGATGATAATAGAAGATGGACGAGGCGTTGTCATTCTTGGCCATCAGGAACATCTCATTCTTGATGAGTTCGGCCTCCACATGAAAAAACAGTTCGGGATCTTCGTTGCGCAGCACAGGACGGAGATCGTCGATGGCGATCCCACAGAAAGACACCATGCTCTCCTGGCTCTGCTGGAATCGGATCGACATGTCCATGCGAGAACCGACGCGTTCGCGGATATGGTACCGACCTTTCTGCAGTATCTCGTTCATCAGCAATCCCCGGTAGAACCGGTACGCGACATGGAAGTGTCCGTCCGGATAGACGCTGACCCGGACTCGATTCATCCCGGTCTCCGGGATGATGCCGATCGAGGCGCTCTTCCCCGGGAACCGAGGATCATCCGAATAGCGGATCTGCCATTCCCCAAACAACTGCTTGCACCGCATGATCTTGGACACTTTCGACGACATGAACGCGTCCGTCGCAATCATCCAACAGAAAAAGATGAGGATGCGCATCATTTTTACCTAGGACGGATCTCCAGGCTGATTTCATTTTTTGGACGATTTGAAACTGCGCGAACGATGTTTCTTAAATAAGAATCGAGGGGGTTTTTCATCAAAGACAATGATTTTGTAGAGGAGGGCGATAAAGACAATGAGAAACAAGAGGATGAGGAGATAGAAGACGTTCCGGAGGAAATACAGCAAGAGGAGCACGGCGGCGATGGCCAATGTCAGGAGGATCCCTCGCCAGAGTTTCGTCGTCATTTTTTTATATAAAGAAATAATAATAAAATTTTGGAAATCATAAATGGAGACAACGACATATTCCGAGTGGGAACGGCCGATCAACCGTCCTGTCGTGGGGCGATTGGCATTGTGGGCGTTCTGGCTGCCGCAGGTCGTCCTCGCGAGCCTGCTGTTGTACCTCCGGAAATTCCCGAAAACCATTCGGGAATTCTCAGTGAACGACTACGTATTCATGATCTACGCGTATACGACAACGAGTGTCGGAGGAGGTTGTCTGCTGATCCTCAGTATGGACATGAACGAAATGTACACGAGCCGTCCTTTTTTCAAGCCGGTGACCTTTCTCCAATTCTTGACGAGCCTTGTGGCATGCTCGTTCGCCCTCATCGACAAGGACGAGGTCGTCGCCCGCAAGATCCTCTCGATCCCCATCCTCATTTTCCTGGCCGTGGCCGTGTTGGGCGCATCCCATTCGATCACTTACGTGTACCGTTATTTGTACCCGATACCGATGCTCCCCGTCTCCTCGACAAAAACATCACGCGTCATCTCGTCCGTCCATCCTGCACGAAAACGCACAAAATCCAGATCATTATCCTGAGTATTATATTCTTGCTCGGTTATCTTGCGCTGTTTGGATCCATGCCAATAGGTATTGTCATCACAATCACAGGAAAAATGCACTCTATGGCAACCATTCGTCTGTGATGAGATAGCCAGTTTTTGTGCACACATTTTTTTTCCGACAAGAGGAGGCTTGTCGCATTAGTCAGCGCATTGATGATGGGGAGATGTTCATACGCATGCCGTTCTTCAAATGTGACTCCCCATGGCATGAAGGATAAAATATCCCCAAACAGGGATGGCTGAGTCGGTCTGTGGAGAGACGCAAAGATGCACGCCATGATGCGTTCGAGATGCTCGCGATCTTTGCGGTTGCGGATCTTCATCAGTCGGGCGATGTCGTAGTGCTCATCGATCTTTGTCAGGAAATCGTGTGTGATGATGGTCATGACGCCGAAACAGGGGATCCAGGTCTCTCGATCGGCGTGCATCTTGGCCAGAAAATCCGCCCGTTCCTTATCGAAACAATGATAGAGAAAATTACGTTCGCCCTCAGGATCGGTGAAGTCGTGATGAAAATGCCAGAGCGGAATGTAACGAAAGTCTGGCGATGTGATATATTCATCCGGGAATCTGGATCGGAGAAAGACAGAATCATGAAGAAAAATGGCTGTCTCACACATCTTGTTCTTCAAGAAATAATAGTATGGCAGAATCTCAGCACGTCCCGGGAATTCCGAACGGATCAAAATGGTGTTGTCCAGATCTTTGGTCGTTGTCAGGAACTCCTCATTGCTGTTGTCATCGATGATCATGATCGTTTCTTCCGGATACAATCGACGGATGGAATCATGACACTCCTGCCAGTAGAGATCGGTTCGTGCGGAGTTGACGTGACGCAGGATGATGAATCCAAGACTCATTTTTTCTTTTTTGGACGTCCTTATTCTGAAATAGATCATCAGGAGGCATGCACTCATAGTCCTCCAAATGAAAATTGCAAAATTCGGATACCGGCGACGCCAATCAGCCATCGCGTACACACCAATAAATTGAATTCGGTACAATTTATTGGCGCTCAAACGGCACTTTAGTTTCCTGATTGATTGAGTTTTGGTGATTACGGTACGATACCAACTTTTCCTTCTCGCAAAATCCATCAGAAAGAGGGATTTTCAAGAAAATGATCGCAGCGCACGCATTTTGGGAGGATGCGATGAAAAAAGGTATTGCCAGCCCGACTCGGACAGATGACTTTCTGATCCTCTCTTCCGAGCAGATGCGCAGCGATGGAGAGCCCAGAATAATTCATAATCAGGATATCCGCGTGAATAAAATCACTCATCACCTGCAGAACATCCGTCTCACGCGGCTGGATGATGGTGTTGGACGAGGAAAGAGAGGCCACATCGCCATCGCTGTGAATCGTGATCTGGACATTTGCCTGCTCCTGGAAATATCGAACCACACGGATCAGCATATCGGTATCCAGGACACGCGTATTGACGGCGTCATTCAGGCGCAGATGACAGACAATATTCCGGATTCCCGATGAGGACGAAAACGTGGGCGGGGGAAGGAAAGGATTGTCATCAACAAAGGCGCGACGCAATCGAGGACAGGATTGCAGGATCGGTCGAAAATTGATGGGGAGCGATTGCCCCCCCTCAGTGCCATCGTAGAGGTAGACATACTCCTGAAAATCAACATCATTCTCACGGATGCTCTCAAATAGACGTCCACCTCCACATCGCGTCGGGATCTCGTGGAGATCCAATGGTGCACCTTTCAAGACCGCATAACCCGTCCTGATGTAATTGACAAGCAGATCGGTATCATGGTTGCTGTGCTCGTATCCATATGGTTTCTTCAGATCAAACGCATATTCGAGCGTGAGATCATTGAGTGCCATATGCACAATACGGAGAGTGCCTTCAAATTGATGACCAAATCCATCCATTCCACTCTGTGCAATTTTTAATTTTGGTCCGTGTACCATGTATAATCCTATAAGATCCCGAGATTATTTAATTCTTCCGATATTTTTGTTGTATCATTGGAGTGAAAGGACTAAAAAATGAAACAGACGAGACGATCCTAAGACAAAAACATGCAAGTGCTCCATGACACACCTCTTCCTCGACCGATACAGCGGTTGTACCACATTTCGGACATCCACATCCGGCTCTACGCGCGCCTCCACGAGTACGAGGAGGTCTTTGAGAACCTGTACGCGTTCCTCGAGAACGAGTCGGACGGCCTGATTGTCATCACGGGCGACATCCTCCACCACAAGAACGAGTTATCGCCGGAATGCATCCTCGCGACGCACCGTTTCCTCTCGCGCCTCGCCACGATCTTCCCGACCATCATGATCGCCGGGAACCACGACGCGCTCCTCAACAACAAGAACCGCATGGACAGTCTTTCGGCGGTGCTCCACATCTCCATCCCGGATCTGTTCTACCTGCGGACAACCGGGTTCTACCGGTACGGGAACATCGTGTTCGGCCTCTCGAGTCTCCTGGACAACCAATTCCTCCCCATGACCGACGACGATCGTGTCGAGGGATGCGCGTACGTCGCGCTATTCCACGGGGGCGTGGGAAGGTTCTCGACGAACAAGGGGTACATCATGGAGGGCATCCCGGTCTCGCGGTTCGCGGGCTACGACATGACGCTATTGGGCGATATCCATCTCTTCCAGTACCTGGACAACGACAAACGCGTCGCATACGCGGGGAGCCTGATCAGCCAGAATTTCACCGAGACCGATCCCGATCATGGCGTCCTGGTGTGGGATGTGCGCTCGCGGACCTCTCACCTCGTGCGCATCGAGAACCCGTACGCGTACCGGGAGGTGATCCTCGAGGCGCCGTACTTCCAGATGGAGGGCCGACGGTACCTGCCGGGAGAGATCGATCTGCCCAAGAAGGGACGGGTGAATGTGGTATTCTCTCGACAAAAGACAGCATCGGACATCCGGGCGATGGTAGAATTGCAGGAACGATTCCCCGATCTCCACATCTCGGAAAAAACGGTCTGTCGCATCGACCCCCTGATCCTGGGACAATCGGACAATGTCCCGCAACCACAGAACCTCGATTTCACGCGCCTCCTGCAATCGTACTTTGATCGGCTCGATTACGAGAACAAGGACGACCTGTTCAGTCTGTGCCTGGAATCATCCTTATCCTCATCGTCGACCGCGGCCAATAATGCGTCGCAGACCTCGTCGTGGGACATCCTGACGATGGAATTCGACAACATGTTCGGCTACGGGGGACAGAACCGGCTCGATATGGAACGATTCCCGGTTCACGAGACGATCGGGATCTTTGGGGAGAACTCGGCAGGGAAATCGACGCTGATCGACATCCTCCTTTTTCTTCTGTACGGGCAGATCTCGCGGTACGCGCACGGCGCGTCCGTGCCCCGCGAGGTGATCCATTTCGGGGAGACACGATCCCGGGGCATGATCCGGTTCCGCGTGGACGGGAATGTCTACGAGATCGAGAAGCACATGACGCTCTCGCCCAAGACGCAGAAGATCCGGGTCGAGGAGAAGATGTGGCGGTTGGAGGAGGGACAGCGGAAAGAGGATCTGTCCGAGGAGCACCGCAAAAAGACCGATAAACTGGTGACGAGACGGATCGGATCCTGCGCACAATTCCTGTTTACGACGATTTTCCTGCAGCAGAACGAAGAATCGTTCCGGGCCATGACGCCGGCGAAACGAAAAGAATTCCTTTTTCACATCCTGGATCTCGATCGTTTCGAGAAACTCCACCAGGAAAAGAACGACGAGTACCGTCTTCTCAAGAAAGAACTGGAACGCGGAGAGACAGCCCTCCGAGAAATGGAATCGGAAAAGACGTGCCGTGAGAAGATCGCGCACTACCAGGAGATGATGACAACGATCGAAATTCGATCGAACCATCTCAGGGACGAACTGGGAACGGTCCAGCAGGATATCCGGGAAGTGGTGGCACGGAAACGACCGTGCCCGCCCCATGTCGTGCAAGAATGGGAACAGAACGAACAAAAGATACAGACGCTGGAGGAGCGGACGCGCAATATCCAGAAGACCATTGTCGATCATCAGCGACGGACGGAACAGTGCCGTCAGGCCTGGCGCGCCCACGAGATGTTCCACGAGGCGGACATGGACGGATGCTGGAAGACGACATGGTCGGAACTGGAAACACTCTACAAACAGCAGATCGCGCCGCCCCAGACGCCCTCGATCCAGGAATTGTTCCGCGGGATGGAGACCGAACCGTTTGTGCTGCGATCCATCGACGACTATTCTCCGGAACGGTACCGCGAGATCCAACGCAGAACCCCGGAACCCGAAGACATGACCTCTCTGCTCCGGCAGAAAGACGAGCTCCTCCGTGTATTCGATGCCCGTCTCTCTTCCTCTATGAGCGAGGAGGAGATTGTGGAGGTTCTGGATCGTCCATTCACACTCCCACACAGCGCGAAGATGCTGGAAACATTGTCGGAAAGATTGCGCGCCCAGTACGAGAAACACTGGGAGTGGTCGAAGGAGTGGAAAGAATGGGTATTCAACGACCAGTGCGATGCCTGCCAGCGGAATCAGACACGGATCGGGTACGACCGGAAGATGGAGGAGGAATCCGCGGCCGCGATGCAATCGTGGACGGAGATGAAGACAAATCTCCGTCTCCACCAGGAGAAAGAACAGGCGGAACGGATCCGACAGAATCGATCCATCGAGGCGCAACTCTCCAGCCTCGAACAGCAGATCCGGAAAGAGAAAGAAAAGGCGCAGCGGAACAAGAATCTGGAACGCGCCCGCGCCGCGTGGGAACGGGTCCACCAGTGGTACGAGAACAAATCCCAGATTGAATTTATGAACTCGTACGTCGACAAAGAGATCCAGAAGAAAAAAATCGTGCTGAAACGGTTAGAAGAGGCCCGACGGCTGCGGGACGCCTTCCAGGGAGCCGAATCGGATCTGTCGCGCGCCCTGAGCGAACAAGAGATGACGCGCGTGCAGCTGGACGAGACGACACGACACCGCGATCGACTCCGCCAATGGCTCGAGGACGGGCGCGCGAATGAGGAGGACGATCGGCGCTACCAGGATCTTATCGGACGCCAGAAACAGATCGAGGGGGGGATCCAGGATCTTTTCTCGCAAGAAAAAACGATCGAACGTGAACTGCGGGCATGGACGGATCGGTGGGAGGCCCGCCAAGAGAAGATGCGCCAGTACGATGCGACCCGCGGGCAGCACCGTTTCCTCCAGCAGTTCTTGTCCATCACAGGGAAGGATGGGTTCCCCATGTTCATGATGGAGTCCTATCTCCCCTTTATCGAGGCCAAGATGAACGAGATTGTCAGCCCTTTCCTGGCGGGAAAGAACGTCCGTCTCCGGATCGACAAGAAAAAAGAATCGGTCAATATCCTGCTGACGCTCCAATCCAAAGAGACCGAATCGATCTACATGGGGGGCATGGAAGGATTCATCGTGGACGCCGCCCTGAAAATCGTGTTTGCCCACATCTCGAGACAGCCGCGGTGCAATCTTTTCATCATCGATGAGGGGATCTCGGCGCTCGATAAAAAAAACATGGAGAACATCGATCAGTTCTTCCAGTTCCTAGAAACCTATTTCAAGCGGGTCTTTGTCATCTCGCACCTCCGGGAGGTCCACGACATGCTCCGTCACGCGATCCTCGTCCGGAAGGAGGACGGGAAGAGCCGGCTCTGTTACTGAGGAGACGAGACGGAGGACAAACCCGGCCGTGAGGAGGCAGAGACTCGCAATCAGGAATGGATCCCACTCGAGATGGAACAGGAAAACATCCCAGCCCAGCGACAGCAGGGGATCGAGGAAACGGAGGAAAATGACGCGCACGCTCCGCGATTGCTGGAGAGAATAGTTCTTGGACAATTGCGACAGGACGGTCATCAGGGCTGTGGCAATCAGGTATGTCCACGGGATGATGATAGGATGGTGGTGATGATGGGGTTCGACCCACAGACCCGGCAGGGGCAGGAGCGCGATACAGAACATGTTCTGCATCGTGATGGTGCGCGGATCCTCGTCCTTGATCCGGAACAGGATCAGGTTGACGATCGACGACGAGAACGAAGCGACTAACGCCATCGCGACACCGATCAGGGTGTGATTCATGTAGAGAGAATGATGCCGGAGGGAGGGCACGATGGACATGCCGATCCCGCCCAGACAGAGACCGATGGAGAGGAGATCGTAGCGACGCCATTCGCGTTTCAACAGTCCGGTCCAGAGGATGGACAAGGAAAAAAGGAGAGAAAACAAAACCATCGGGATGAAAAGGACGGCGATGAACCCGGTGATGATCGTCACACTGCCAAGGATGCCGCGCAGGATCAGCCACCGGGGATTCTTGCCAATGATCGGAGGGAGGGTGCACAACAGCAAGAGACACCCGAACACCCCCCGGAATGACAGGATCAAGGGGAGATCGAGCGTGCGCGGTGTGAGCCGGACGAGGACATTCTGCAACGAAAAACAAAGGGCGCTCAGACCCATATAAATTTCAGCTCGCATTTTCTATCATTAGACAATATTCGGAGCATCCACGATAAAAAATAAAAATCTTTATCGCCATAAAGATTTTGTCATGGAGTGGTGCTGCTGGATAAATAAAAAAAACGAGGAGAAGATCGACCGGTGGTACGGGTTCGGACGACTCGAAAAATCCCAAAAACATTCTGCCATTTCGCCCAGCTCCCGTTGGATCTCCAGCGGAATATAGCGACATACTGCAATCGCACGCACGAACTCCGATCGACCTGTCGCGCGCTGCGCGAATCCATCTCGGCGCGCCCCCCGAGACGGACCATCCCGCGCGGCAATTTCGGGTTTGCGCTGTACCACCGATGGATCGATGGACGATGGGAGAGCGAATTACCCCTTTCGACCATCATGAACGATCTTTCGCACCACATGGACGTGACGGTATTCCAGCATCCTCAGCAATTGATCCATCATATGATGATGAACGACGCCCACCCCCAAACGATCCAACATGTTGGGCAGATGATGACAGAACGTCATGTGGGCGTCGTCACATTCCTCCCCATCCATTCGGAATACAACTACATCTACCACTACATATACCGATATCGGACATCATTCGATTATGTATAGTCATCATCAGACACGGACATAATTCGGAGGCTGGGGTTGTTCCTGGCGGTTGGGGTAGGCCGTCTTGAAATCGAGGTAGCATCGTTCGGCGATGTGCTTGCTGCCGGTGACGGGGATCCCGACGGTGTACTCGGGGATGGAGTTCTGGGTGGGACGGACGAACCCGCGCTGCAGGTTCTCGTGAGAATTCTGCGGCGGTTGTTGGATCCTCGGCTGCTGATGCTGTTGTTGGGATGCGGCGGATTCGCTGAAACATGTTTTTTGGAGTTTTTCGTAGACGGTAAAAATAAACGTCTTGACATTCTCAATCTCGTGAGGGCCGTCGTAGCGGACGTACGGGATCCCGTCCACAAACAGGATGATGTCGGGCACATACTCGATCGGCGCGATGGTATTCTTGGATTTTTCCACCACCTCCATGTTCCGGTTCACACAGACCATCCCGAACTTGCACCCGTTCACAATCTGCGGCAGCTGCTTGAAGATCGACAGCGTCTTGTGACAGAACTGGCACTCCTTGCTGTAAAACACAATCAGGGTCAATCCCTTCCATCCGTTCAGGCACAGCATGTTCCCTTTCTCGCCCGCCCGCACCACGAAATCATCATTCCCCAGAAATAAAATTCCACTCATTTTATTTCTCAAGAATTGTTTCTTTAAACCATTTTCATTCGCAGTCAGAAGACCATTTCGGCGTCGGAGAGGCATGTGGTGAAATCGATGTGCATGTTGCAGGCGGTGGAATATTCCGAGGTGGTCTGTTCGAAGAAGTTGGTCTTGGACGACAGGCTGGAGAATTTCATAAACGGGAAAGGATTTGTATCATGAAAGATTTTGTGGAGATTGAACTGGACGAGGAGATGATCGGCGACGGATCGGATGTAGCGGGTCATGAGTTGATGGTTCATGCCGATGAGACGGACTGGGAGCGATTCGCACACAAATTCGGTCTCGATGGCGACGGCCTCGCGCATCATCCGGTAGGCCTCCTCGGGATCGAGTTTCTGGTGCTTGAGATGGTGGTAGAGGAGGATCGCGAAATTGGTGTGCAGGCCTTCGTCCCGCGCGATCCATTCGTTCGATTTGCACAGGGAATGGAGCATGAGGCCGCGTTCTTTCAGCCAGAAAATGGAACAGAAACTCCCACTGAAAAACAGGCCTTCGACAATGGCAAACGCAAAAAGACGGGTGCAGAAAGGACGTTCGGAGGAGATCCACCGGAGGGACCACTCGGCTTTCTTCTGGACACAGGGGATCTCCTCGATCCCGCGGAAAAGACGGAGCTTCTTCTTGTGATCCGTGACGTAGGTATCGATCATCAGCGAATAGACCTCGCTATGGATATTCTCGATCATGGCCTGGAAGGCGTAGAAACAGCGCGCCTCGGGGATGGTCACTTCGGAACAAAAATTCGAGACCAGGTTCTCGAGAACGATCCCATCGCTCCCGGCAAAAAACGCCAGGATATTCTCGATAAAATACTGCTCGTCGGGCGTGAGGCGCTGCCAGTCGCGTTTGTCGGCGCTGAAATCAATCTCTTCCGCAGTCCAGAACATCTGTTTGTGTTTCCGATAGGCGTCCCATATCTCGGGATACTTGATAGGATAGAGACAGTATCGTTGTTCATCGTGTGCCAGGATATCTTCTACGGGAATCGATTTCATTGCGTCCATTTTCTTTATTTGCCCCTTTCTTTAAAAAATTTTTCCGTGATTTTTTGGTTTCAATTTTCTTTTTTTTGTTCTGAATCGGACGAAAAAAAAAAATGATTCCGATGATGGATGGTTCATCTTTCAATTCGAATGTTACCGATCCGATGCTATACATGCGGCAAAGTCCTGGGGAATCTGGAACACGCGCGGAAAACGTACCGTGAATTTTTCCAGGACAATCAGGAAGAAGACTGGCTCGCATTTTTTGAAAAATATCGTATCCAACGGTACTGCTGTCGTCGCATCCTCATGTGCCACCAGCCCGACGTGAATCATGAGATTGTGTACGAACTGCCCTCGTCGATCCAATCCATCGCCGGTCAGGATGGCCATCACGACATCTTCCTCGCGCGTTAGGAAAATCCATCTCGTACCATCATTGCCCCAATTCAATTTGTGCCAAATTGAATGAGTGTCATCACAAGATCATACGGAAAAGTCAATATAAACTTGATTCCTATATTGAGCCATACATAAAATTATGACAATGTAATAGACTATCTACGATAGAACAGTGGATATTTTTTCATCGTCAGGTTATTGATAGAGACCAGGATAAGCTTCCACTAAATTGGTATATTTTTCACGTGATGATTTTTTTTTGGGCAATGTTTTGCGTGGCGCGGATGTTTGAACAGTTTGTATGCTTTGTGGCGCTCTTGTTACAGAGGATATTTGAGCCGGAGAACGTTTGGATGGAGAACGGCGGGCAGGCATTTTTTTGGTGGATGTCATTGGCGTCATGATATTTGCATTTATAAGAGGAAAACCGGTCGTACTCTCTGCAGACGGAGTGGTGGGAGGATTAGGGGTTGTGCCATAAGGAGTGGTGGGAGAATTAGGAGTTGTGCCGTAAGGAGTGGTGGGAGGATTAGGAGTTGTGCCATAAGGAGTGGTGGGAGGATTAGGAGTTGTGCCGTAAGGAGTGGTGGAACCACGGGGAGTCGTACTGAAAGGAGTGGTGGGAGGATTAGGAGTTGTGCCATAAGGAGTGGTGGAACCACGGGGAGTCGTACTGAAAGGAGTGGTGGGAGGATTAGGAGTTGTGCCATAAGGAGTGGTGGAACCACGGGGGGTTGTGCCGTAAGGAGTGGTGGGAGGATTAGGGGTTGTGCCATAAGGAGTGGTGGGAGGATTAGGGGTTGTGCCATGGGGAGTGGTGGAACCACGGGGAGTCGTACTGAAAGGAGTTTCCGGGAGAGGAGTTGTGCCATAAGGAGTGGTGGTGGAACCACGGGGAGTCGTACTGAAAGGAGTTTCCGGGAGAGGAGTTGTGCCATAAGGAGTGGTGGTATTAGGGGTTGTGCCATGGGGAGTGGTGGAACCACGGGGAGTCGTACTGAAAGGAGTTTCCGGGAGAGGAGTTGTGCCATAAGGAGTGGTGGTATTAGGGGTTGTGCCATGGGGAGTGGTGGAACCACGGGGAGTCGTACTGAAAGGAGTTTCCGGGAGAGGAGTTGTGCCGTAAGGAGTGGTGGTAGGATTAGGGGTTGTACCATAAGGAGTGGTGGAACCACGGGGAGTCGTACTGAAAGGAGTAGTGGGAGGATTAGGAGTTGTGCCGTAAGGAGTGGTGGTAGGATTAGGGGTTGTACCATAAGGAGTGGTGGAACCACGGGGAGTCGTACTGAAAGGAGTAGTGGCATATGGAGTGGTGATAGGATTAGGAGTTGTACCATAAGGAGTGGTGGTGGAACCACGGGGAGTCGTACTGAAAGGAGTTTCCGGGAGAGGAGTTGTGCCGTAAGGAGTGGTGGTAGGATTAGGGGTTGTACCATAAGGAGTGGTGGAACCACGGGGAGTCGTACTGAAAGGAGTAGTGGCATATGGAGTGGTGGGAGAATTAGGGGTTGTGCCGTAAGGAGTGGTGGTGGAACCACGGGGAGTCGTACTGAAAGGAGTAGTGGCATATGGAGTGGTGATAGGATTAGGAGTTGTGCCGTAAGGAGTAGTGGCATATGGAGTGGTGATAGGATTAGGAGTTGTGCTGTAAGGAGTGGTGGTGGAACCACGGGGAGTCGTACTGAAAGGAGTTTCCGGGAGAGGAGTTGTCCCATAAGGAGTGGTGGTAGGATTAGGGGTTGTACCATAAGGAGTGGTGGGAGAATTAGGGGTTGTGCCGTA